AAAATCAACAAGACATGATTTAATAGCTGACTTAGGAGCACCTATCAAAGGTATACCTAGAAAACCTTCATTACAGATATACCCTATTCTAGGTAAGAAGATCATTAGCAAAGATCCTATTCCAGCATTTTGGGTAAATGGTACGTATGAAGACTACCTAAACAATCACAAATATTATAACCCGAAAGACGAGGACTAGTATGTTTAAATTTTTTAAGCAGTTATGATACATTTTATAAGTAACCAGACAGAATCAGGGTCTGAGATAGATGCGTTTGTCAATAAAGCTACTGTACAAGATGTGTATGATTATTTCCGCAATAAGCCTGAGATACAGGTAGATACTGAGACTGAAGGGTTTGATCCTTATGAAGACAACGTTTTATTACTACAGTTTGGTGATTTTGACAACCAGTTTGTCATTGATACCAGCACTGTTAATATACTTAACTTCAAGGACTTACTGGAGAAGAAAGATAAGCTTTACTTACTGCAAAACGCTAAGTTTGATCTTAGATTCTTCTACCATCAGGGTATTTGGGTTCCCAGGGTATACGATACGTTCTTAGCGGAGTGTATTCTCACTACCGGACTCAAGAATAGACAGTTAGCTTTGGATGCCTTAGCTTCCAAGTACGCTAACGGTAAGCTAAATAAAGCAGTACGAGGTGAAATTCACAGAGGATTATCTGTACGGGTTATTAACTATGCAGCAGAAGATGTTAAGTATCTTAGTAAGATTAAGACCGGTCAAATGGCTCATCTTGTAGATTATGGCTTAGCCAGACGAGAAGATGTTAATGACAAGTATACTGTACTCGGCTTAGAGAATAGAGTTGTACGTGCTTTTGCTCATATGGAATACAATGGTGTAGGTATAGACCAGGATCAGTGGAAAGAAACATCAGCTGAAATAGAACAAGAGTTTGGTTATCAGCGGGATAAGCTAGATGATTTAGTCATACAGTCCGACCGGTTGGGTAAGTTTGTACCTTCCTATAGTCAAGGAGATTTATTTGGTTTTGAGAAGAGAAAAGTAACTATCAATTACAATTCTCCTCAACAGAAGGTTCAGTTACTTAATCTCTTAGGTATTAATGTAGACTCTTCAGCAGATCCTATACTCCAGAAGTATCAAGACCGGCATCCGATAGTGAAAGAACTACGTGAGTTGAATAAGCTTAGTAAGCTCTCATCCTCATTTGGTTATTCTTTACTCGAAGAAGCTTATAAGCCTCAGACTGGACGATTTCATCCAGAGTACTGGCAAATACTGCAGACAGGCCGTATATCCGTTAAACAGCCTAATACTAATCAGATTCCTGCCAGAGGTAAGTTTGGCCCTCTTATAAGAAAAGCTTTTGTTGGCCGGCCGGGGTGGAAGATAGTAGGCGGTGACTATGCAGCTATGGAGCTTAGAGAATTAGCAGAGTTTAGTCAAGATCCGTTGTGGCTTAAGATTTTCAACGAAGGTTTAGACCTTCATACAGTCTTATGTGCAGAAACGTTTAACATACCTGAGTCAGAAGTCAGAAACCCCTATCCTAAGAATCCGGCCATTACCTATAGAGATATTCAGAAGACTATTAACTATGGATTAGCTTATGGTATGTCGTCTAAGAAACTAGCATCTACTATGAATGTGCCTAAAGAAGAAGCTCAAAAAGTTATTGATGGGTTCTTTGCTAAGGTTCCGTATGTAGATCAGAAGCTTTCTAAATTTGGGAAGTTTGCTATGGATAAAGGGTATATAAAGACAGCTCCTCCATATGGTAGAATAAGATGGTTTCCGGGGCATGAAAAAGCCTGGGCTACTCAAGATTCTTATACTCTTGGCAAGATAGAAAGAGCTGGCATGAATACTCCTATTCAGGGTACTAATGCAGACATCACCAAGTTAGCTATGGTTAATGCTTTTGAAGATATAGAAGAGAACAACTACCCGGCTAATATTGTTTTATCTGTTTACGATGAGCTTCAGACAGAAGCAGAAGACTCATTTGCAGAGGAGTGGAAGATTAGACTAGAAAAACATCTAGTTGATGCAGCTCAGATAATTATAACCAGCGTACCAGTTATCGCAGAGTGCGCTATAACCGACCATTGGGATCACTAAAATATGAATGACCCTATAGTAACACGATGTATAGTTTGTGAACAACTCACAAATTCAGATGATGAAGGCCGGACAGATGTAATGAATACATACACAGATGGGCCTTGTATGAAGTGTGTCAATGAGATAAAAGGCGGCAACTTCTTATTTGTGCTTATATCAGATAAATCTGATGAGGAAAGGATCAATAGATTACATCAAACTTGGATAGTGCCTATAGAAGAGGTACAGCAAGAGTTTGGTGATCTTGACCTATTTAATGATGAACGTGTAGTATTTATAACAGAGTCTGAAGCCTTAGATGTAGGACTTCTGGACGAAAGAATCACAGATCCGGAAACAGGAATTCGATACGATCAAATGGATAATAAAAATGGACAATAAACCTATAGAAAACGTAGATATCATTGGTGAAGAAGAGGCAGAAAGAATTGCCAGTGAGTTAAAAGCCAACTCTCAGGCTTATGAGGGAGAAGAAATAGTTAATACTCTCGATAAAGACTATCCTACTAGTATAGAAGACGCTGTAGAGCAGATAGAAAAACTTCAATGTAGAATTGAAGGGCTTGAGGAAGTCATTAGGCATAATAAAAACTCTTATCTTAGAATGAAGAGAGAATATCACAGAGAAGCTTACTACAGACATTTAGAGAATATAGAAAGATTGGATAAAGATATTGGCTATGAGTAATAGATTACCAGAGCAAACAAAAATGGTAAGTATGTGGGTTTCTGATGAAACTAAAGAGAAGGTAGAGAAAGCTCAAGATCCGGAAACCAAAGAAAGAATTTTAGCAGACTATGCCTCTAACACCTTAGGTCTAATGAAGTCACAAATTGAAGAGCTAGATGATGAAGTAGCTAGATATAAAGGATTGATGGCTGGCTTTAAATTAAAGTTTAAAGAAGTTAAGAAAGCTCACATAGATGAGATGTATAATGTGTGGGAAGATGCTGATGAGGAGATCAGTAAACTATCTGCTAAATGTGATAAGATAGTAAATGTACTTGATCCTGTAGAGGCTAAGTTAAAAGCTATTAACAAGTCTCTTAACGGTATAAATATACACCGTCTGGACAAGCTTTTAGAGACTCTTAGAAGCATAGATAGCCTCAGTAACAAGAATAAAGGCATGATAGAGTTTCTTATAAAGCACTATGAAGAATGAGCCAGACTAATCTTTTTCAAGCTAATGTATCGCAGGGAGGAGATGATCCTACCCGTACAGCCAGGCAGGTAGAGATAGTAGATAAGTGGCAAGCTAATCGTGGTAAGGGCACTCTGGAAGCAGTTACCGGATTTGGTAAGACAAGAACAGCTTTAATGGCTGCAGAACGTCTTATTAATAGTCCTAATGCTAAGACTCAGAGAGATCTTACGGTTATTGTACCTAGTATAGAACTTAAGAAAGACTGGGAAGAGAAGTTAAAGTATTACGATTTTCCTAGCCGTGTATTTGTAGTTAATACATACATCAATATATATAGCCTAGAATCTCCTAGAGAAACATCACTGTTGGTACTTGATGAGTTTCATCGGTATCACTCACCTGAACATGGCAGAGTGTTTGAAGCTACTAACTATAATTTTATATTTGGTACTACTGCTACTATAGATGACACAGATCCCAAGTTCATTAGAATGAAAAAGTTGTGTCCTATTATAGACACAGTTAGTCTAGAAGAAGCTACAGCTAATAACTGGGTAAGTGACTATACTATTTTTAATCTAGGCATAGATATGAGTCCTGAAGAAAAGGAATACTATGGCCGGCTAGGTAGACAGTATAATAAGTACTTTAAGACCTTTGACTTTGAGTTTGGAACAGCTATGGACTGTCTCTCTAATAAAGATGCCAGACGAGATTACGCCAGACAGATAGGTTGGGATGAAGGGGCAATTATGACTCATGCTGTTCAGTTTTCTAGAATTGTTCAGAAGCGGAAACATTTTTTGTATGAGTTACCTTCAAAATTAACTGCTGCTAAGGAGATTATAAATAGGTTTTCTGACCATATTTTCATAAGTTTCAGTGAGTCAACTGACTTTGCTGACCGACTTGCAGAAGAGCTCCCAGATATTGCAGTTCCTTACCACAGTAGCCTAGCTACGCTTATCAAGGTAAAAGGAACAGATGAAGTCGTTGCTAAATCCACTAAAGTAAACGGTAAGACCAAGTATAAAGATTTAGACACCGGTATTACCCATTCGTGGGCTAATATCAAGAAGGTATATCCTAAGAAAAAGCTTAAAAGACTAGGTAAGACCAGACGAAGAGACCAGTCTATCAGACTCTTTAAAGAAGAAGATAATGGTATACGTCTTATTAGTACAGCACGAGCATTAGATGAGGGTTTTAATGTACCCAGAATAAACGCTTCTATTGTAACCTCAGGGTCGTCTAAAACCAGACAGAGTATTCAGAGATTAGGTAGAATGATTAGGCAAGAAGAAGGTAAAAGAGCCTTTCAAGTAGAAATCTACATAAGGAATACACAAGATGAAGTCTGGCTACGTAGTCGACAGAAGGAGTCAATTAACGTTAACTGGATAGACAGAATAGATGAAATAAACATATAACAAGAAGTATTAATGATAATTGAAGTAGATTTTGACTTCTTAGTAAAACATAAGATGTCAATAGAGCAATATATGCTCTGTTACGTCTTACACATGGACAAGCAGTCTATTAAAAATGGAGAGCGTCAAGAACGTAAGAGCGGCTCTCCGGTAGCTATTATTTATAAGTATACAGAGAATGTAGCTCCAATCAGTCCAAGAGGTATGAAAGATCTCATAGATAGAGGATACCTGGAGAAGACTGGCCCTAAGCTTGTACCTGATATGCTAGAAGTGACGAATAAGTTTAAACAGGAAGTATTTAATCACTGGACTAATTTCCAGCAACTCTTTGACATATATCCGGATCGTATAAGCTTTGGCCCAGGTAAACACTCAGCTTCTTTGAAGTCTTTAGATAGGCCTCAGGAAGAAGTGGCCGAGTCTTATACTAAAGTAGTTAGGACTAACAAGAAGCACAAAGAAGTTTTAAAGATCGTGCAGTGGGCTAAAGAAAAGAATCTAATCAGAAAAGGTATTCAGAAGTTTATTTACTCCCGTGACTGGGACATTCTCAAGGAAAAGTATGAGGTTGACTTTACTGACGATACCACAGATAGCTATGAGGTTTTTATATGACAGATGGACGAAATATGATTATTAACTCTGATTATGATGAATTTCTCGACCAAGTTGAGAAAGGTATTAGAGGAGATAACACGTTCATCCCGGTAGGATTCTCTAAACTAAATCCACATATCGGAATCGGTAAGGGTATTTACATCATGGTAGGCGGAGAATCTGGTACAGGAAAGACTGCTTTAGTTGACGAGATGTTTGTACTTAACCCGTATGCGTGGTATATGGCAAACAGAGAGAGGACGGATAAGAAGCTCCGTATCATTTACAGATCAATGGAACGATCTAAGACCCATAAAATAGCCAAATGGGTTTGTTTAAGACTGTGGCTTAAGTATAACATCCTTGCAGATGTTCCCACAGTACTTGGTTGGAGAACAGACAGAAGTAAAATTACTCCAGAAGTCTATGCTAAGATAAAAGAGTGTAGAGACTATTTTGAAGAAATGTTTGATGTAGTTCAGATTATAGATGGAGCTACCCATCCAACAGGTATGTACATGCAGTGTAAAGGTATATCCCTGTCTGAAGGTTTTCTTATTAAAAGTAACGATGAAGACATAGTAAAAGTAGATCACAAGAACCCTAAGGGTAAAGTGATTAAGAAGTTTTCTAAAGAACATTACAAGATTACTAAAGGCGGTACCAGAGTTTATTATGAAGAGGTGAACCTTAAGGGTGAGCCAGAGATGATTACTCAATACTACACCAAGTACTATCCTGATAATCCTAATGTCATAAACGTTGTATTAGGTGATCATAATGGTAAGTGGAAGAATGAGCGAGGGTATAGTGAAAAGCAAACCCTCGATAAAGCTTCACAGTACTATGGTGAGCTAAGAGATATATATGGTTGGAGTCCTATAGCAGTCAACCAGTTTAATAGAAATATAGCTGATACGACACGGCGAGTTAAACTTGATCTTACTCCTGAGAAACAGGACTTTAAAGGGTCAGGTAATATGTATGAAGATGCAGATTTTGTCTGTGCTATATTTAATCCTGCAGAATCGAATATTAAAGAGTTCAAAGGATATAAAATACCTTTATTTAATAACACAAAAGGTTTTAATAGATTCAGAAGTCTTCATATACTAAAGAATTCATACGGACTAGATAACATTATTACAGCACTCTCTTTTGTAGGAGAATGTGGACACTTCGAGCAAGTCAATAAGCCCAAAGAATTGACTCCGGAAGACACAAAGTATGCTGCTAATCCAGAATTATGTCCCCCTAATCCAAATCAGAAAGTAATTCAACTAATATGAGTAAACTTGTAGGAGTGGCCGGGCCTTCCGGTCATGGAAAAAGTACCTCTTTGAGAAACTTGGATCATACCAAGACTCTCGTGATTAATGTAGCTGGTAAAGATTTCCCTTTTCAGGGATCTCGTAAGCTATACAATAAAGAGAACAAAAATTACCTCGAAGCAACTACGTCTGATGATGTAGTAGCTATACTTAAAAATGTGTCAGCTAAGATGCCTCACATCAACTATGTGGTCGTTGATGACTTTCAGTATATCGTAGGTATGGAATTTGTAGATAAGGCCTTAGAGAAAGGATATGACAAATTCAGTGCTATGGCTCAGCATATGGTAAATATAGTTAAGCCTCAATTGCACCAGAAACTAAGAGATGACTTATATGTTATCATCTTGACTCATGATGAGATAGTAGAAAAAGACTATCAAAAAGAGCGTAAGATGAAGACTGCCGGTAAGCTGGTAGATCAGCATATAACTCTAGAAGGTTTCTTTACAGTAGTATTCTTCACGCAGATTAAGAAGCTTGAAGGCCAGGAAGAACCGTCCTATTTCTTTAGAACAAGAACAGACGGTATTTGTAACTCCAAATCTCCAATGGGTATGTTTGAAGATGCTCTTATACCCAATGATTTAGAACCTATCATGAACAGAATGGAAGAGTACTATGGTACAGACGAGAACAGCTAGTTAAGCTCGTAAAAAGCACTAGCAAACACGATTAATCGTAAAACAACAACATACATAGGATAAATTAATATGGACTTATCACAAGCAACAACGGTAAGAAAAAGCTCAGTACAGACTCAAGATTTCGATCTGAGATACAAGTATTCTAACGGAAAGTTCCAACTTTCTGACCGTTTCTATTCTAACAAGAACATGAACATGAATGGTCTTACGTTTCACCTGATTGAGCATGAAGGAGAAACAGTTCTTCTTGTGTCTATCCGATTAAACGAAGAATCAGTATTCTACAAAGGCAAAGCTGGAGATGCTGATAAAGCTACTGACTTTGCATACAGTGTACTGGAAAACTCTCTGAAAGACTTCAACATGATAGATACAGAGAGTTCAGACCGGTTTGAGAACTTTACACTGAATCCGGTAGGTGAGAATGAAGGTTATTCTTACTTCCAAATTGTACCTCGTGGCGAAGGATCAGATGAAATCGCAGACGAGCCTTCAGAAGAAGTAGAAGCAAAAACAGATCTGACTGGAGAGCCAGTAGACGATTCTTCTCAAGAGGATGAGGCTGAAGAAGCTACGGCAGAAGCAGAGACAGAAGATGCTGTTGCTGAAGGAGAATACGATCCGTTCAGTTAAGTATATTGAGGGGTAGAGATACCCCTCTTTCTTTTAATAATCATTAAAACATAATAAAGATACATATATGAGTAATTTTCAATTTGGTACCAGTAAAGACACTATCCAAGATACATCAGGTGCGCCTAGAATGGCTAACCCTTTTCTTGGCAAGGTTAAACTAGCCGGACTTCCAGAAGTTCGTACTATTAAGGCTAAAGATGGTACAGAGTATCCTAATATCCTTGCATTCACGTTCAAAGCTCAGCCCGGAGAAACAGATGTTGCTGATAATGAAGTAGGCGGGTTTCTTCTAGAGAAACTTGAATGGCCTCCACGTGACGAAGATTCACAAGATAAGGTAAGTAATAAGACCGGCCGTATCGGTTACATCATGTCTAAGTTCTTACCGGAAGAAGACGCCCTTATTGATCCTAGTCAGATTAAATCCTGGGAACACTTTATTGACACAGTGATTAATCGGTTTGAGAAAAATCCTGATTGTCTAAACAACGTAGTTAGAATCAAAGCGCCGGCCAGCGAGTACAAAGGTAAGGTTGACTTTGATATTCCTAACTACAAAGGCTTTATTCAAGCTTCTAAAGAGGATAATCCTCTGGCTTTCTCCAAGAAAGAGACAGCAGCTAACAACAAGTGGCTAGCTACTCAAAGTATGGAAGCAGATAATGCTCCTGATGAAGATGGTGCAAACCTCAACTTTTCAGATGATGACGATCTGTTTTAAATAAAGCATACTAAAGAAGACCTATAAGAAAAAATCAAAGCAAGGCTACAATTATAGTAGTCTTGCTTTTTTAATCATCTCCTATGACTCAATTAGATTTTGGAACAAACAAAGAGACTATTGAAGGTTCTACACTTTGGAGTAGAAGTAAAATTCTATCACAAGTAGGCCAGGAAGAGATCTTTGAACAATTTTTAAGAGTACCTGTAGATTATAGAGGACTGTTTAGAAGCCCTATAAGAGAAGATGAGAATCCAACCTGCTCCTTTAAATGGGTAGATGGTAAGCTATTATTTAGAGACTGGTCAGAATCCAGAGCTAAAGATTGTTTTGATATAGTTAAAGAGATACATCATTGTGATTTTTATACAGCTTTAGAAGTAGTTGCTAAAGAGTTTAATTTAACACATAAAGATCCTAGACAGGGTTATACTCCTAAGACAGACTTATCCTTAGAAAGCTATGAGAGGCATAAGAATAACGAGAAGAGTATCATAGAGATTAAACGACAGCCGTTTACCCCTCAAGATGTGAGATACTTGAAGCAGTACCATTTAACAAAAAAGATTGTAGACTATTATAATGTGTTTGGTGTGAAAGCCGTATGGTTAAACGGTAGATTGTTTTATACAAATTCTATTGATAAACCTGCAATAGCATATTACTTTGGTTTAGACGATAAAGGACGACAGAAGTGGAAGATATACTTCTATAAAACACGAGACTCTTGGAGATTTATAGGAAATACAAACAGAATTAATGGGTGGGTACAAATACCTAGAACTGGAAAACTGCTAGTCATTACGAAGTCTTTAAAAGATGTGATGTGCTTAGCTAAATTTGGGATACCTGCAATAGCTATGCAAGGAGAGTCTCAGATTCCATATGATTATATTATTGAAGAGCTTAAAGAAAGATTTGATATTATTTACACACTAATGGACTATGATAGAGCCGGTATAAACGCTGCTTGGAAGATCAAGAAGCTGTATGATATACCTGCTATGTTTTTCAGAGACGAGTATGATGCTAAAGATTTTTCAGACTATCTTAAAGATAATGGAGTGGAAGACACTCAAAAGATAGTAGAGCAAGCACTGACTCACATAGGCCTAGATCCATCTGAATTTAAGCTACCCTTATAATGAATCCAATTCAAACATTAACGATATCAAAGTATATTAAGAAGGTGCAGATGTCTAAGAAGCGCCGGAAGAAGTATTACAGACGACAAAAAGGTAAATGGAAACCCAGAGATCTACCCCCTACCTATCAGGATAAAATAAATGTAGGAGACTGGAGTGTAGATAAGAAGGGCTATTTACGTATAGAAGATGGCACTAAGAAAGTAGCTAATCCACAGGCAGCTGGTACTCCCAGATATGAGAGTTTATCTGGAAATAGCTTTATGGCCGGCTTTAATAGCTACCACATTAGACGTAAGCTAACGGGTGAACTCAAGAAGTTTTACACACCGTTTGTTAAAGATCAGCTAAGACCATTTAACCCTTCAGAAATACCCCTCATAATTACGTGGGACTTTTATACTACCACAGGAAAGGTAGATTGGGACATGGATAACATGTTCTTTTATTGGAAGTATTTACAGGATGTATTAGTGAACGAGAACATCCTGCCTAATGATACTATTCAGTATATAACTTTCCCCCCTTCAGGCAGATTACGTCCGGTAAAGAAATGGAGTGATCGGAAGTTTGTCTTTAAATTTTACACAGACTCTAATAAAGAGTTAATTACTCATTTTAAACAAGAAGGCTTATTACTATGACAGATGCAGCGATAGCCCATCAGGATATGAACCATACACCGGTATCCTATTCAGCAATGAAGAAGTTCCGGGAAGGTGGTATTCATAATTATTACCGTTACAAAGAGCGTGAGCTAGACAAAGTAACATCAGACAGCCTGGATCTAGGCACACTAATAGACGAAAAGCTTCTTAATGAAGCAAAATTTAATGATAAGTTTGTCATACAGACATCATCTGCTCCCTCTTCATCTAATCAGATAAAGTTTTGTGAGCATGTGCTTAATGCAGCAGATGTAACTGACGATGTGCTAATGGAAGCTTACCGGATTAGCTATGCTAACCCTCCTAAAACAGATAAAACTCTGTTAAAAAAGGCTAAAGGAGTTTATGAGGATAATGAAGCTTACATAGAAGAAGCCCCTAATCTTGTAGGTAAGAAGACGTATTCAGAAAATGACTCTTTTGCTCTTAATCAGATTAAGATGAACATCATGGGTCACAAGAAGCTTGGGCCTATATTTGATGCTATCGACGGTAACAGCTATGATGGTATAGAAGTTATGACTCATATAAAGCTAGAAGGGATGATGCACGGCCTTCCTATTAGAGGAGAGCTTGATTTAGCTATCATTAACCATACTAGAAAAACTGTCAGTGTACAGGATCTTAAGAGTACTTATGTGCACTTGCCTAATTTTAAATATCAGGTAAGGAATAACGATTATGTGATGCAGCAAGTTATCTATGAACAGCTAGCTCTGCAGAATATAGTTCCGGAAGGTTATGAGTTACTAAATCCTAAGTTTATTGCTGTAAAGACATCCGGTAGTTATGATGTAGCAAGTATATCTATTCCTTCAATTTGGATGGAACAAGAAAAGACACAGCTGAAAAAAGATTTTGAGCTACTTAGCTGGCATTACGCTAGTCGTAAATTCAAATATGACAGGGAGTACTATGAAGGAGATGGTACTATAGAATTAGAGTTCCT